CGAACCGATGTTTGCAGTCCCAATCTTTCATCTTTATGCGGAGGATTGGGATCGCAAGAAAGAGTCTTTGCTAGACATATCGCGTAAGCAGAAGTTTAGGAAGGATGTTGGGGAGTATGTAAAGAGTGACTTCCGAGCACCGAAAGCCGATTGGAGTGTTATTGAACCTTTGATTGAGGATGAGTTGCGGAAATTCAAGGATCAAGTAAACATTGATCTAAAGGTTGACGCATTCTGGTTTGAACGTGCGGGGAAAGGTGATCAGCATTTATTGCATAATCACGGAGCACAGGGGTTTAGTGCGGTAATGTATATCGAATACGATCCCGAGGAGCACACACCGACGCAGTTCGTGAGTCCTTTTGATAATATCATTGGGTGGGTTGATATATACTCACCACGGGATATACGAAGTGGTTCGGTAATCTTCTTCCCATCCTTTGTACATCACTACACGTTACCATGTGATAGTGACAAAGAACGTCTGATCCTTTCCTGGAACATGAAATGAATTTAATTTGTAATTTACCTGCCGAGAAGGTATGGGTGCGTAAAGAATATCTTCGTGATCATCAGGATGGTCATGGAGAGTTTGTGGAGGGCGTCTGGGTTGCTGCTAAGAGTATACCTGGGCGTGCTTTTTATTTTGAGACTTATCTACCCGAGTATGGGGCAATGTATGATAAGTTACCGTTGAGTGCGTTTCTCCGAGCGCCGAAAACACCGACGCCAGATATGTCTCTAGAGAATCTACAGTTCTGGAACTGTATGGACTATGGGGTTATGTGCATCAATAAAGGTTTTGTGACCTCTATGGACGTTGAGATCTACACGAGGGACCATGGACTGATGCATGGTCAGTATTTGTTTACATTAGACAACTATCATGCAAACCCTGATGTGATAGATAATAATGTGAGCGAAGTGCCTCAAGAGCACAAGTCGCACAATTGTATTGCGTTAGAGAATGGTCAGTTTGCATTGTATCCTAATAACAGGACACGATTCTACGACCTCTCTATCACTCCTGAGAACCCTAGGTTCCCTGACTTTAAGGTTTCTACCATAGAATACCAAGTAGAGGCAGGAATCGACTGGGGGCGCTTAGGAGACACTGATGATTATTTTTGGGAAACACATGATGAACGAAAACTACGGACGGAGACCACAGATGGACAAACGAGTGGACAAGAGTGAAGACTTTAAAGAGTCTGGTATGACACTCATTACAGAGATCGATAGTGAACGTTATCTAAAGAAAGCAAGTAAGATGAAAGATGTCAAGGAAGGTGAAATCTTTGACAATCAAGAGGAGTGGGCGGACGGATTCTGCGGTAAGTGATAAATAGAAACAGCCTACTGCTGTGTCTAAATGCCATCCTTTCAGACATTCAAAGATCTGAGCATTACGTTCAAGAAACATCCTGTATCGGATGATCTTGTACAGGTAAAAGATAAGGCGGCGATCATTCAGTCGATCACTGCCTTATTGCTTACTAATAAAGGAGAGCGTCCATTCAATCGTAGAATTGGATCGGATATCAGAAAATCATTGTTTGAACCATTGGACTATGGATCTGCTGGTATCATTAAATCAGCAATTGCTGAAGTTCTAAACCTTTATGAACCTAGGATTAGAGTTTCATCTATTGTTTGCTATCCTAATGGAGCTATGAATGGTTATGATATTGAACTAGCATTCGTTATCATCGGACGTGAAGATACGCCAGTAGCAGTCGAATTCTTCTTAGAGCGCACACGATAATGCCATATACACAGGTTGCTAACTTAGACTTTGAAGATATCAAAGTAGCTCTCAAAGATTACATGAGAGCACAGACGGAATTTACCGACTATGATTTTGAGGGTAGTGCATTATCCAATCTTATTGACGTATTAGCGTATAACACGTATTACACGGCGTTTAACACTAATATGGTAGTCAATGAACTATTCATTGATAGTGCCACCTTGAGGGACAATGTAGTAGCGTTAGCGAAGCAGTTAGGTTACAGACCTAAGAGTATTACTGCTCCAACCGCTTACATTTCCTTTACAGTCACTTATGACAATCCTACGACTGACACAGAACTATTTTTAAAGAAGGGATCTGGATTTACAGCAACATATGATGGCATCGTATACCAGTATGTTGTTACTGAAGATGCAAAGGCACAGGTATCAAACGATCAAGCAGTATTTACGAACGTTCCTATTAGAGAGGGAACACTACTTACTAGTAACTTTACTGTAAACTCCCAAGATTCTCAGCGTTTTATTCTAGACAATAAAGACATTGATACCAATACCATCAAGGTAAAGGTTTATCCTGGTGGTGGTTCTTTCAACGAACCATATTTACTTGCAACCAACATCCTAGGCGTAGACGGCAATTCTAAGGTTTTCTTCCTAGATGAGATTGAAGATGAAAGATATGAATTACTATTTGGTGATGGTGTATTAGGAAAGAAACTAGACAGCGGAACACTAATCAGTGTTGATTACCTTACTACATCAGGACCAGCAAGTAATGGAGTCAAGACTTTTGTTTTCTCTGGTGTATTAGAAAACATCAATGGTGTAACACCTAACAAGTCTATTACAGTACAATCTACTGTTGCTGCATCGGGTGGTGAAGAGATCGAATCTCTAACAAAGATCAAATACAATGCACCTAAGACATTTGGTGCTCAGGACCGCGCTGTGACCGCTGATGACTACGAAGCGATCGTTCGTAACATTTACCCTGCTACAAGCGATATCATCATCTTTGGGGGCGAGGATCAAGTTCCTCCTGAGTATGGCAAGGTATTCATTTCATTGAAACCTAAGGATCAAAGTTATCTAACTTCTTTGACGAAACAAGAGATTGTTAAAGAACTGAAGAAGTATGTGGTTGCTTCTGTAGAACCAAAGTTAGTTGACCCATCAATTCTGTATGTTGAGATTGATAGTAAGATCTATTATGACGGAACTGTAACAGATCAGACACCAGCAAATATTAGAGATAAAGTAATTGGTGCATTCCAGCAATACATCTCTACTTCTGACACTGAAAAATTCAATGGTAAGTTTAGATACAGTAAGGCAGTTGCAGTTATTGACAACGCTGATGTTAGTATTAGTTCTAACTTAACATCTGTAACAATGAGGAAAGACTTCTATCCTCAGTTAAATTCTACTTTCTATTACGAGATTTGTTATCAAAATCAGTTTGATAAGGATTGTGATGATCCTATCCTATCATCTACTGGTTTTAGGATTACTGAGTTCCCTAATTTCGATGTGTATATCGAAGACAGAGGTGGCAAAATTGTCCTATATAGACTAGATACCGTAACTGGTGAAAAAGTTGTCCTCGACAGCGATATTGGCGAGATAGATTATGTAAATGGTGAGATTAAAATCCCTGCTCTTACTATCATTAAGGGTAGTTTCTTTGATAATCGCATTTCGTTTAGAGTAAAACCACTTTCTAATGATATCAAGGCACTCCGTGAGGTTTATCTTGACGTTGACGTTGCGAATTCTTCGTTCACTGCATACAAAGAGTAAAGTAAATGCCTGCTGTAAAGACTAAGAGAATTTCCACTCTGATCGAATCACAGCTTCCTGAGTTTATTAGTACTGAGTATGAACTTTTTAGTAAGTTCGTCCAAAAGTATTATGAAGCGCAGGAGGTTCAAGGTGGCACTTTGGATGTTATTAATAACATTCAGAAATATGCAGACATTGATTATTACGAAAAGAATTTACTAAAGCAGAACGACATTCTTGCTTCTTCTATTAGTGACTCTGATGTCACTATTGTTTTAAATGATGCAAGATCATTTCCAAAGAAGAATGGATATGTCAAGATTGATGATGAGATCATCTTCTATGCTACTAGAACTAATACTGAACTAAGAAACTGTTCTAGAGGTGTTAGTGGTAATACAACACTTGGTGACTTGTATGCTGCTTCTAACTTTACCAGCACAGAAGCTGCTGCACATAATTCTGGTCAAAAGGTTCATAACATCAGTAACCTTTTCCTGTATGCATTTGTTAAAAACTTTGAAACACAGTATCTGGGTTCTTTCCCTGAGAAGTATCTCAAGGGTGAGATTGATAAGAGAACCCTTATCAAGAATATTCAAAAATTCTACAAGGCAAAGGGAACTGATAGTTCCATTAAGTTTGTATTCAATACTATTGTCGCTAAAGAAATCGACAATAAACCAGAAGTATACAAACCAAGAGATTTTACATACAAGTCATCTGAGTCTGACTGGGTTAATGTACATGCCCTGAAGGTAAAGGTAGTCTCAGGTGATCCCAAGACATTAGTCGGTCAAACAATTGTTCAAGAGGCGACTGACGAATATGGATATGCTAGTGCAGTTGTTGACAATACGTTTGCTTCAGGAACTTCTGATGGTGAAGAGATCTATAATATTGTTCTTGCACCAGAAACTATCAATGGTTCTTTTGGTGTCTCAACTAAGACTAAATTAGAATCTACATTACTTGCTGGTGATTCTGCTGGTAAGAGAATTGATGTATTCTCTACAGTTGGTTGGGATTCTGTCGGAACTATTTTAATTGGCGATGAAGTCATTGAATTTGATGACAAGACAGTCAATCAGTTTATTTTAAAAGCAAGAGGAGACAACCCACAGACCTATGTGGCAGGAGAATCTGTATACAGACCTGTAACTCTTAAGTCTGGTAATGTTACGTTGCTCTCTATGGGTATCGTATACAATCTATCTCCATCTGATTCACACCCATATGCATATCCTGGTGATAATATTGAGGTATCACAACCTGGATTTGAGACTGCTGATCCAAAGATTGTAAAATCTGGCACTAATCAAGCGAGATGGTTATTCAGCACTGGTAATGTAACATCTAGTAGTCTTCCATATGTTGCTTCTGACTTAAGTGAGGTAAAAACAAATGTCTCAGCAATTTTTGAAGACGAACAATATTATTACATCACAAGTTCTAGTTTTCCATCATATGACATTTTAGATGGATCTAATGTAACATCTCCTGTACAAGATCAGAAACTATTAAGACTGATTAGGAAGGTTGCTACGAGAACAACTGAGTCTTATGAGACTCCTAAGAGAGATAGTGGCATCTTGGTCAATGGTGTGCCTATTTACAGTCATAAAGATAGTGATAGCGTCAGATATGGTAAACTAGAAAAAATTGATATCAATACTAGAGGATCTGGTTATACGAAAGCACCTTTTGTTCTAGTTGACGATGTTCCATATAAAGCAAGAGCAATTCTCTCTGGTCAGGTAGTAGAAAGAATTGTTGTTGATACAAACGATATTTTTACAAGAACACCTATTGTCAAAATTACATCTGGCAGAAGAGCAGATGTTCGTGCTATTGTCACACGAGGCAGAGTAACTAGTCTTGTTATTGATAATCCTGGTGAGTATTATTCTGAAGCACCAATAGTAAGGATTACAGATACTGCTGGTAAAGGTAGATTTGCTAATTATGAAGCAGTAGTAGATGCTGACGGAAAACTAGAAAGTTTTAATTTGATTGCAGAAGGAAACTTCTACAGTCAAGACACTGTAAGGGTTGATATTATTCCTATTGGTGGTGGTGCATCTGGTATTCCTTCTTTGAAAGAATGGACATTTAACAGATATGAAAAATTAAATCTTAAATTAGACACCAATAATGGTTATCTTTTCGAGAATTACAACAATGTATTAGAATATGGTTATGGACATGTTGGTAATCCAAAATCCCTTAGAGTCGCACTTAATGATAACATTAACAGTGCAGGAACTGAACCCTCTACAAAAACTCACTCTCCAATTATTGGATTCGCTTATGACGGTAATCCAATCTATGGTCCATTTGGTCATGAGGACCCTCTAGATTC